TCAATCGAAGAACTTAGGCGCATGGGATGGAGAATTGAGGGTGCCAATAAAGGGAAAGACAGTATCCTAAACGGGATTGATATATTGAAACGATTTAGGTTTAACGTGACCACAAGAAGCTCGAACTTAATCAAAGAATTGAACGCCTACAAGTGGAAGGAAAAGGACGGAAACGCCACAAACGTACCGATTGATTCCTTCAACCACGGGATGGATGCGTTGAGGTATTTAGCATTGAATAAATTAGCAGAAAAAAACATAGGAAAGTATGGGATTAAATAAGAAGAACAACAGCGTATGGAAAACGCTCACGGTTGGCCAGTGGCAAATGTTGCAAGAGATGCAACACCTGGAAGGATGGGACTTGATGCGGTCCGTGACTGCGGTTGTGGATGGCGGTTACTCCAAGGTTGATCAGTACTCTTTACCGGATTTACGGAAGAGATACGAAGAGATTGTGAAGCAACTGAATGAAGAGCCATTCAAACCATTCAAGAACTTCGTTAAGGTGAAGGGAAAGCGTTATTGGTTGAACCGATTTTTCGAGGACATAAGCACGGCGCAATTCGTGGAGATCAGTGAGTGGACCAGCGACTCGGATAAGATCAACCACAATCTTCATTTGATTATTGCTTCATTGATGCGAGAAATCACGCCATTTTTCACGCCTAAGAAATACGATGGGGATAAGCACCTGGAACGATCCAAGGCGGTGAAGGAATCTATGTTGGCGGTTGAGGCACTTGGTTTGTCTGCTTTTTTTTTGGGCAGTTGGATTCTGTTACTCGAAGATTTACCAAGCTATTTAAACCCGGAGCAGAAGAAGAGGATGCAAGATTTGATACAGGAACAGGATTTGCTTCCAAGTACAAATGGATAGTTGTTGTTGATAGCGTGGCGGGTGGTGACGTGTTGAAGTGGAACCAGGTGTTTGACCTTCCAATTTTGGAGTTCTTCAACTATGCTACGTACATCTACGAAAAGAACGCCCACGAAAGGTACGAAGTGAGCCGGCAAATGAATGAAGCGAAAAGAAGGTAACATTTTCGATTTTGTAATTCTATTGTTATGGCGAACAAGTTTATCCAACTCGATAATATTGGACTTGACCCCGAGCAAATCAGTACAGAATTTGAGGGCGTTGAGAAGGTATTAACGGACTGGGCAAACCGAGCCATTGATGCCTTCCGTAAAAACCTAACTTCGAACGGGAGCAATGCCACATACGGGTTAGCCCAAGGCATTGTCCCATTGCCGGTGAAAAGGTATGGCAAAGACTACGCCATCGAGATTGAAGCACCAGGATATTGGAAGTTTGTTGAGTACGGTGTGAAGGGTCGGTTCGGTTCACGCAAGGCACCCGATTCGCCGTTTCAATTTAAAAACAAATTCCCGCCCCGTGATGCGTTCAAAAATTGGATGTCGGCAAAAGGTATCAGTCCGAGGGAAGGACAAAGCATAGACGACAAGGCACGTGAATTACAACACGCTGTTTACAAGTACGGAATTAAAAAGAATCCGTTTGTTTCTCCATTCGTAACGGATGCGGAAATCACAAAGCTTGCAATTCAAGTGGCCGACTACATTTCACAAAATAGTATTGAAGTAACCTTACCAAGATAATGGCAATTACAATAAATCAAAATCCTCAATTATTTACCACGATAGGAAACCCCATGACTTTTGTTGTGACTTCAACAAACGTGGCGCAACCCAACTTCATGTTTGTTTGCGATGTTTACCGAGGTGCCACGCTGATTACGAAAATGAAGGCGTTTCCCAACCCTTCAACCAACAAAGGATATTTCAATGTTCGTGAGTCATTGCGATTTTTTATTGGCATGAATACCGACATTGGAGATGGCCGAGGTTTTGAGTGTCCGGATATGTGGACCACTTACACGATTAAGTTCTCCGAGCAATACACCGGTGCGAGTGCAACCACTTACGACTTCACGGGTACGGTTTATTGCGGTGCTATTGACACGATTGATTTTCCCGAGTACGATTACAACGAATATGTTTGCTTGGGATCGGTGCCATTGGATCCGGTGAAGCTTCTAACGAATCGCCCACAATCAACGAAGGCAGTTGCAATGGTGGGGTCCTACTATCAATCCGGATACCTTTATGTCCCATGCAACAGAATTGCAACGGCCAACATTGACTATATAAATATAATATATTACAACGCAGATGGTTCAGTTATCCGGGACTATTATTTGGAAACACTAAACAGACCATTCCATGCTTCCAGTGATCCAAATGATAACAGCGTTATTGCGGTTCCATTTATGCCTTGGGAGGTGTTTAATATACCAGGTACTTACACTTCTGATTCCCAAGATGGAGAATACAATTTCCCTTCAGCTGAATCGGGAGATTATTATTCAATCCGTTTATCCAAGGACACTACCGGAGCAAATTATTTTTCAGATGAATACTTTGTTTACCTTGATGTTCCTTGCAATAGGTACGACTTCACCGAGATTCACTTTCAAAACCAACTGGGTGGAGTTGATAGCTACGTATTCACCAAACCTCGGCGTGAGGTGCAAACTATCACACGTGTTGAAGCGAGCCGTCCACTGCTAAGGGAGAACGCCAGCACCTATGACTATACCATTCAAGACTATTCCAAGTACATTGCTTCAGTTGATTACCAAAAAACCTTTAATGTTCTTTCGGATTGGTTGACTGATTCTGAATTTGAGTGGCTTTCCGAAATGGTTAGATCGCCACGTGTTTGGATTCGTTACACGTACAATGTTGCCGGGGTTCCAACTGATGCCCTGGTGCCGATCATTATTACCGACACGAACTATAATGTATGGAAAAGGGATTTTGATTCATTGAAAACATTGTCGGTGAACTTCAAATATACCTTTGATGAAACTACGCCTCTATGATAACAGAACTTTACATCAATGGCCAGCGGTTGGATTTATTTGACGATGTTGATATTAACATTACTTATAGCGTACAAGACATTGAAAACCCGACCAACCGACAGAGTAATTTTTCTCGTACTATCCAAATTCCGAGCACTACTTCAAACGATAATATCTTTGGTTCAATCTATCTTTTTAATACTTGGGTGGTTGATTTTGATCCAAGTATTAAAGCTGATTGCCTTATTCTTCAATCCGGTAACCAGGTCTTCGAAGGCGTTGCTCAACTTTTGGCGATTAAGCAGAACGAAAGTGGGCGCACGTACGAAATAGGATTGTATGGAGAAACCGCAAATCTATTCAAAACGATTGGAGATGCGGAGTTAACCGATCTTGATTTCTCGGATTTAAACCACGTGTGGGATTCGACCAACATCGAAGACAGTTGGACGTTTTCAGAAACAGCGGATGGCACCGGTTACTATTATCCGTTCATTGACTACGGACAAAACTTTGAACGCCAAAACACGGCACCAGCTTCATTCCTTTACACGGTTGAGGACTTCTATCCGGCCATCTATTTGAAGGAATATGTGGACCGCATTTTTGATTCTGCGGGATTCACGTATGAAAGTAACTTTTTGAATGGTGCCAATGGTTCTGTATTCAAGCAATTGATAGTACCGTATGGCGTTAGTGGTGTGCCGTACCTAACTGAAGAGTATTACCAATATTTCATTTACAGGATTCGACTTTCAAATCAAAACCCAAGTAACTTCAATACCTACCCGGATACGACTTCACAAATATTGGAATTAGGTTACGATGCGACACCGCCATACTTTGAGAATGGGTATTACGACACTGGTCTTTATCGCTATACAGCGTTTGGGGATTGCGTGGTTAATTTCCAATTTAGAGCGTCAGCCGGTGCCGATACAAGTATTTTTGTAATTCCGTTCACCGTAACTTTTAAGTTACTAATCAACGGAGCTTACTATGCTGATTTCTTTACGTTCACATGGACCACAAACGGAACCACGCAAACACGAAGCGCAATCATTGCCAATGTAAGTTTGAATGCTGGAGATTACGCCGAGGTTTTAATTGATGTGAGCGGTGCACCCGCAACACGAAATGTTTATGTCAATAACCAAGCAACGTATTGGTTGAATCAATTGGTTGGCACTCCATTGATGACACCAGGTGCAACATGGGACATGAACCAAACAATTGTACCCAAGGTGAAGCAATCGGAATTACTTTCTTCCGTTATATCAATGTTCAATCTTTACGTTTATCCGGATAAGTACAATCCGAAAAAACTATATATTGAGCCATGGTCGGAGTTCTTTGACCAGGGCGTTGTGGATTGGACGGATTTATGGGATTTGAATAAAGGATTTGAAGTGTTACCTTCGGGTTTCTATAACCCAAAGACCTTTAGATTTTCTTACAAAAATGGGGGATCGTTCTTTGAGAAACGATACCAAGCAAGTTTTAATCAAGGGTATGGAACAAGAATCTACGATGTAGAAAACGAGTTCAATACCGGCGATGTAAGCAAAGAAATTGTGGCGGGGTGTGGAATCATGGCGGGATATACTTCTTCTTCCAGGATTGCACCTCGATTTTTTGACCAAGACCAAAACGGAAACATTAAGCCCGTAGCGCCAGGGTTCCGGATTCTATTCGGACGGTATGAAACCTACCCAAAAGACGCGGGCTTTTTCGTTTTTGAAACCAATCCATTCGACAAATACCCATACGCCGGTACCTTGGACAATCCATACACACCAACCTTGGATATTCTCTTTGGAATACCCCGTGAATTGTACTATTCAAACAACACGGAAACCAACACGCTCTTTCAATACACCGATGCTAACTTATTCAACACGTACTGGAAGAACTTTGTAGATACCTACACCAACAAGGATGCGAAGAAGATCATTGCTTACTTGCAATTGACTCCGGTAGATATGAACAATTTGGATTTTCGGAAACTGATTTACATCAACGGGGTGTTGTTTTATTTGTTGAGTGTGACCGATTACAAACCGAATAACGATGAAAGCACCAAGGTTGAACTATTGAAAGTGTTGAACCTACCCGCATTCGTGCCTACAACTTTTGAATTAACCAATGGAACGGGCGCATTTATCAACGATGAACCTAAACCTCAAATCATTACAGACTAATGGCAGACATAGAAAGAGATATAGTTTTACGAGTTAAGTCGGAAACTGAACAAGCCCAGGGGCAGTTCAAAAATTTGAAACAAGAACTGCGTTCGATTGAGAACGAGTTGAACAGAATGGCGGAAGCGGGTCAAACCGGCACCGCAGCTTTTCAAAAGTTACAACAAAGAGCGGGTCAAGTAAAGGACCAACTCGGTGATACCAAACAAGCAATTAAAACGTTATCTTCTGATACCTATAAGCTTGATGCCTTCGCCCAAGGGGCGCAAGGAATTGCGGGAGGGTTCGCAGCTGCGCAAGGAGCACTTGCCTTATTTGGCACGGAGAATAAAAAAATTGAAGAAGCCATCAAGAAAACCCAGGGTGCAATGGCATTGCTTCAAGGTGTGACTGCCATCACAAATATTCTCCAAAAGGAAACGGCGTTCATGACTGGTATTAACACCGTTGCACAAAAAGCTTACGCATTTGCAGTTGGTACTTCTACCGGAGCAATGAAATCATTTCGCATTGCATTGGCTTCAACTGGTATTCTTTTAGTTGTTGCTGGAATCCTTTTGGCTGCAGATGCTATGGGTGCATTTAGCGATTCAGAAGAGGAAGCAGAAGAGAAGATCAAGAAAACAAATGATGCTTTAAAAGAACGGAAGGAAGCATTGGATGAAACCATGAAAAACAGCCAATCTTACATTGACCGTACTATTGATTTGATAAAGACTGAAGAAGAAATCAAAACACTTTCACTTGATAAAGAAAAGAACTATAAACGCATCAATGAACTTCAGAAAGAAGCGATTGATTTGCAATTAAGACAGTTGGGTGTTGAGTTATCAACCAAGCAAGGTTTGCTAACTATTGATGAAGAGTTGAAATTAAAAGAAAAAATTTATCGATTGAAACAAGACCAAAGTCGTTTGGAGATTCAATTTGCAATGGATGAAGAAGCACGTTCTGAAAAGCGAAGACAGAATGCTGAAAAAGAAAGAAAAGCTGCGGAAGAAAAAAAGAAAGAACTTGAAAAGCTTAGAGGTTATGAAGCGGAATATGAAGAGTATTTAAGAAAGATACGTGAAAAGAACGCAAAGGATTTTCAAGATAGAACAAACAAGGAATATGAAGATAGCATAAAATCAAGTGATGCTTACTATGACCATTTGATTGTTGGCGCACAATTAAGCAATCAAGAAACTGAAAAGCTTGAACTTCAGAAACTTGAAAACCAACTTCAGATTCAAAAGGATTATGGACTTTCAACTACTGCAATTGAGGACCAAATCGCATTGAAGAAAAAAGCTATTAAGGAAAAAGAAGCACAAGATGAAAAGGCATTGTTTGAAAAAAAGAAAGCAATTGCCATGGAATGGATGCAAGTAACCATGGATGGATTGAATGCTTTATCACAACTTAATGAAGCGTTTTCTCGCAAAGACATGGACGGTCAACGCAAAGCATTCGAGCGAGATAAAAAATTCAAGCTTGCTTCTGCAATCACAGCAACTGCAATGGGTGTGGCGCAACAAATCGCCGTACCAAAAGATCAATTAACCGGGATGAACTTTGCAAAAGCTGCGATCGTACTTGCCACCGGTATTGCTCAAATCAAAAAGATTTCAGACACCAAATTCGAGGGCGGTGGTTCACCACCAAGCAACAACATTGGATCCAACGTTTCACTTCAACCGTCTGCAGAATCAACAACCACACCTGGCATAAATTCTACCATGTTGAACTTGGATGCCCAGGGTAACCTACGCCAAGGACCAGCGAGAACTTACGTGGTTGAAAGCGAAATATCCGACAAACAAAGAAGATCACGCCAATTAAGTCAAACAGCAATATTAGGAAAATAATGGAACTACCAATTTACAAATTAGTAATCAATCCGGAAGATGAAGATACCGGGGTTGAGTTCGTGGCCTTGGTGAATACACCCGCCATTGAAAGAAATTTTCATGCGTTCAAGTCGCAAAAGTTCACCGCCGATGACGAGAAAAGAATTGTCACCGGTCCTTTAATGATTCCCGATCAACTGATTTACAGACGGGATAATTCCTTCGGTGAATATTACGTGACGTACGATGCTGAAATGGTGAAGAAGATTGCAGAAAAATTCATGCGCAATCAGAACAGCAACAACGTAAACAAAGAGCACAAAGACCAGGTGGATGGGGTGTTCATGTTTGAAACCTTCTTGAAGGATTCGAGCCGTGGCATTTCTGCACCCAATGGATTTGAGGACCTTCCGGAAGGTACGTGGTTTGGAAGCTACAAAGTTTACAACGATGAAGTTTGGAAGGACGTAAAGGATGGAACGTTCAAAGGGTTTTCGGTGGAAGGTGAGTTTTTGCACCAACCGCACACCATGAACTTCGGTAAGAATATGGAATTGACTGCGTTACTTGATGAAATTATTTCTCTATTGTAACTTTTTTTTGTCACTTTTTCCCGTATCGTAATACTATTGATAAAGTCAAATTTATGGACATAAAAGCAGAATTGTTAAAGATCAAATCTTACTTGATGTCTTCCGATGTGACAACTGAACCTACCGAAGAAGTTGGAGAAACGCCAGTCGTTGAGCACAACTTTGCAGAATACGAAACTGCTACCGGTGTAAAGGTTAAGATTGACGGTGAGATTGCCGTTGGTGTTCCAGTTGTTGCAGTTGCTGAAGATGGTACCGAGGCTCCCGCTCCTGATGGTGAGCACGAAATCGTTGGTGTGGCCAAGATCGTTGTTAAAGACGGGTTGATTGCTGAAATCATGCCATTGGAAGAAGAGCCAAAGGTTGAGGTTGAAGTTGAGTTGGCTGAAGAAATGCCAATCGTTGACATCACAGCTGAATTGCAAGATCGCATCGTGGCCTTGGAAGGAAAGTTAGATGAATTGATGAAGAAGTTTGAAGGCATGACCAAAGCAACTGAAGCAATGACTGCAGTTGTTGAAGAGATTTCTACCCTTCCAACCGCCGAGGTTTCCAAACCCGCATCATTCACTTACTTGTACCCAAAGAGCAAGCAAGACAAAAACATTGAAAAATTTTTACAAGCCCTAAAATAAAAAAAAGATGAGTTTTTCACTTACCGGATTAACCTCGTACGTTAATCAAAACACACTTCCATTGATGACCAAAGCCGTATTCGGTGCGAAGTCAGTTGCAATGGCAAACAAAATGGTTGGACTTAAAGGTACTTCCGCAATCAACATCATGGACACCACCGCTCCTTTTGCTTACGGTGTTTCATGTTCTTTCTCCAACAACGGAACGACTACTTTCAGTCAGCGTAACATTGCTGTTAAGCACTTGAAAGTTCACGAGTCTTTGTGTCCTCAAGCGTTGGAACAAACTTGGTTCCAACACCACTTGCCTTCCGGTTCTTTATACCAAGCTATCCCATTTGAAGAAGCTTACGCTACTCAAAAGGTTGCTATGATTTCTCGCAGTTTAGAAACCATTTCTTGGGTTGGTGACGGCGCAAACATCGATGGATGGAAAGACGTTATCGATGCTGTAACTGGTGGAACTGAAGGAGTAACTGATCCTATCAATGCTAACCAAACTTCCTACACTGGTAACGCTACTGCAATTACCAAAGCGCAATTCGTAACTAACGCTGCCGGTACTACTTCACGCCGTACTGTATTGCAAGCTATCGAAAGAGCAATCCCTACCGACATCTTGGGAAGCGATGACGTTGTTGTTTTCTGCGGATGGGATGTATTCCGTTTATTCCGTCAAGACATCGTTGAGTCTAACTACTTCAACCTTTCTTACTACGAAGGAATGCAGTCAGGTGAAATGGTTATCCCAGGATCAAACGTGAAGCTTGTAGCTGTTCCAGGATTGAACGATGGAATCGGTGGTAACACTTCTTATTCTATCTACGCTATGCGCACTTCCAACTTGGTATTCGGTACCGACTTGTTGAACGAGCAAGAGAAATTCGAAATCTTCTACGCTAAAGAAGCAATGGAAGTTCGTTTCATTTGTGAGTTCAAAGCTGGTTACCAGGTAGCATTCCCTGAGCAGATTGTTAAGTTCGTAATGGCTTAATCAACTGATTTAAACATAAACCAACGGGGTGGGTGAAATCGCCCACCCTTTTTTTTTGAATAAATAAAGAAATAAAAATATGGCTTGCGCATTAACCGCTGGATACACTTTAGGGTGTAAAGACAGTGTGGGTGGTATCAAACACGTCCACATTGCAAATCAATCTTCTATCACTTACGATGCTGTTGTAGCTGGTGCAGTTGCTACCGTTGCCGGTACATTCTTCAAGTATGAATTGCCAATCAATACAGCACAATTCACCGAAACAGTGACATCGTCTGAACAAACTGGAACTACCTTCTACACCACAGAATTGACAATCCAATTGCCAAAGCTTACAGCTACTCTTCGCAATGAATTGAAGTTGATGGCCCAGGCTAAGTTGGCAGTTGTTGCTACCGACCGCAATGGCGTTCAATGGATTCTTGGTTACGAAAACGGAGTGAATCTAACCACTGGCACCGGTGCAACCGGTACCGCAATGGGAGATTTGAACGGATTAACTTTGACATTCTCGACCAACGAAACGAGCCCAATCGTTACATTGGCTGAAATTTTGCCTTAATTCCTTTCCATATTAGTTTTAGGGGGTCGGAAACGATCCCCTTTTTTGTTGTTACTTTTTTGGATTTTGTAATACTATGGTTATGCAGTTACTTAATTCAAACGAGGTTAACCGGTTATTCTTTACAGCGACCGAGTTTTATAGCCAAGGAGATACGCTGTATTTGAATATCCATCACATCGCAACCAACAATGACTTCTTTTATTCGTTCTCGAAAACGAGTGATCTATCTTTCCAAACAGATCGTTACAACGCATTCGATGTTTCTCTCGGAGTTATCCCGGGAGGCCAATGTTCTTACACGCTATACGAGGGCGAAAGTGGTGCGACCAGTCCGGAAGATGCTGAAGTTTTGAGTGTTTTGGAGTGTGGATTGTACCAAGTAATCGAATCAGAAACAACCGATAACGTGTTTTCTTCAAACACAATCGAATATATTGAGCCAAATTTATGAGTGCACGCAGAATAAAAGGGAGTTACGGGGTCGCTAAGACCGATGTAATGGCAAGAAAGAAACAGAATTTTGAGTCCAAGTTACCGGAATACAAGGTAATGAATGGCAAACCATACGTGTTTTATGGCGAACGCAACAACTATCCATCGTATTTGTTGGAGATGTACCAACGTTCCGCAAAGCACAACGCCATTGTTAACGGAAAAGTGAACTACATCACGGGTAAAGGATGGACGTACGACCCCAAAGATTTGTCACCCGAACTGGTTACAGAATTGAATCGGTTATTGGAACACCCAAATCCGTACGATGACTTGAACGATATTCTTTACAAGGTTACTTTGGATTTCGAAATCTTCAACGGGTTTGCCCTTGAAATCATTTGGAACTTACAAGGTAAGATTTCCCAAATTGCACACGTGAACTTTGGTAACCTACGTGTGAATGAAAAGCAAGACAAGTTCTATTTCGCCCAGGAGTGGAAAGAGTTTGGAGAACCGGAAGGATTGGTTGAGTACATGGCATTCAACCCCGAAAATAAGTTAGGCAAACAGCTATTTTATTACTCTTCCTATGCTCCGTCTGTTAAGTACTACCCCATCCCGGAATACCTGGGAGCGTTGGCGTACATTGAAACGGACGCACGCATTGCAAACTACCACGTGAACAACCTACGTAATGGCTTCCTTGGTGGTTATTTATTCAGCTTCAACAACGGTGTTCCAAGTGATGAAGAACAGCGTGACATCAAGCGTCAATTGATTACCCAAATGAAGGGTGACGATGGCGAAAGAATTGTTGTTGCATTCAATGACACGAAAGATAACGGGTTGGAGATTACCGGCCTTGAAGCAAACAACCTGGACAAACAATTTGATATTTTAAACACCACGATTCAGACGGAAATTTTCGTTGCTCACCGTGTTACGTCACCGATGCTATTTGGTATTCGTACTTCCGGGCAATTGGGTGGACGTTCTGAATTGATTGAGTCGTACGAACTATTCAAGTCGGTGTATGTTGAGGACCGTGTTCGTAAGATTGAAAAAGTATTCAATTACATTTTGGATTTCAATGGCGTTGGAGTGTTGGAGATTATGCCAACCGATCCAATCAAGGACACGTTGAGTGAGGCTACATTGTTAACCATTGCGAGCCGTGCCGAACTCCGTGAAATGGCGGGATTGAAAGACGATACTGTGGACGTTCCAAAGACTACCGATAGCATTCAA